AAGGCGCAGATAAACACCCTTGGCTCCAAGCTCCCTCCCAAAGTCGGCAGGTATTTCAATCATATGCTCTGTGCTGGATTCCAGGGTTCCAAGAGAGTTCTCTTCACCAAGGCCACACCGCTGATGGGACTGAAGAGCCCGAACCCAGGAAAGGTCAAGGACATCTACCCTCAGGCGGATGGCTTGGCCAGCTACTTTAAAGATGTTAAGGCCTAGCGTCTGTGGCCTGGCATCTTTAGGACAGGGACTTGTTTTTCTCCTCCATTCCTCCGAAGTCCCTGTCCACCTACTCCCAAGTCCCAAGACAGGAGTCAAAAGTCAACAGTCAATATTTGACTTGGACTCTTGACTTTTTCTGGGGCACCTCGAAACAACTAGACAAACTTTTTATTTAGTTTTAATTTTAACTTAACTCTTCTGAAAGGAAAAATCTATGACAAACTTTATGCACCTGCTTGACAAAAAAGTATCTGAAACCGAACGCCCGAAACCTCTGCCGGTAGGCGCCTATGATATGGTTATCACTGGCTACACCACAGGCACCAGCCAGCAGAAACAAACTCCGTATGTAGAATTTGCGCTCAAGGTTCTGTCTCCTCGTGATGATGTAGACCCGGAAGAATGGGCACAGGTAAAGAACCCGACCGAGGCAAAGTTGAAAACCCAGTTCTACCTCACGGAAGATTCTATGTGGCGTCTTCAGGACTTCTTGGCCAAAGCTGGTTTTGACACATCTTCTGATATGTCCTACGCCGAAATGCTGGCTGAGTGTGCAGGCAGAAACGTCATCGGCATCGTGTCGCATAGACAGTCCCAGGATGGTGAATCAGTATTCCCTGAAGTTCGCAAGTTCCTGAGTCAGGACTAACCACCTAAATAGTAGGGAGTGGAGAAGGGATGATTGGCCCCTCCCTCCCTACTCTCTAATTCCTAACCTTTTATCCCGGAGCTCCCTATGGAAATTGAACTCAATTCTATTCACATTCGCCCAGAGCGCCAACGTAAAGACCTTGGGGACTTAACAGACCTCAAGGTTTCACTGCTTCAAGTTGGCCTTATCAACCCTGTTGTTATTGAACAAGACCCGGATGATGGTCTGTTCTATCTCATCGCTGGGGAGAGAAGATACACCGCTTGGAGCCAGCTGGCCGCCGAGGGTAAGCTTCCCACCACCATCAAGTGCACTCTCTTTACCAACCTCGACCCATCCACTCGCCATGTTATAGAGCTTGAGGAGAACATCAAGAGAAAAGACCTCACTTGGCAGGAAAAGGCCAAGGCAATCGACGAGCTGTTCTATCTCCGCAAGTTCTCCACGAACATCGAGCTGGCAGAATTTCTCGGCCTCTCTGAGGGGTTCATCTCAAAGAACCGTGTGGTCTGGGCTAATATTGACAACCCCAAGGTTGCAGGGGCAGACACCTTGGTAAGTGCCTATACCATCTGCCGGCGGGAGAGCGAGCGGCTCCTTTCCAACATCCGCTCGGATATGGACCAGTTTGTTATTGATATGATGGAGGAATCTGAAAATGGAACAGAACAAGGAAGAACTAACCCAGTGGGAACGGGAGTCCGCAGCACGAATGGGAATGTCCCTGGAAACCTACCGCAACTGGAAACAACGTCAGCTGGAGTATCTCAAAGCCCAGAGCAAACTTCGCCAGCAGACCCATTCCCAAACACCCAAATCATCTGCGCAAACTTCCCCATCTGGGCAGATTCCTACAGCGGGCCAAAGTTCAACCTCCTGCACTTGGATTTCCCCTATGGTATCAACCATCAGAAAAGTGAGCAAGGCAATACAAAGAATTTTGACCATTACGAGGATACTCCGGAAATTTACCAAGGGCTAGTGGAGGCCTTGGTGAGGAACTCTGAAAAACTCCTTTCCCCATCCTGTCATATTATCTGCTGGCTGAGCCTCAACTTCCAGGAGTGGACAAAAGCCCAGTTCAAGTCCCTCGGCTTTGAATGTCTGGCCCAACCCTTTATATGGTATAAGTCTGATAATAAGGGTATCATAGCTGACACGATGTGTGGGATGAGGAACGTTGGTGAATACGCCCTGGTGTTTGTCCGGGAAAGAAGACCGGTGGTCAAAAACATCTCGAACATCTTCCCACACCCCTGCACCAAGAAGTTCCACGTGAGTGAGAAACCCTTGGCAATGGAGCGGCAACTGATGAGTGCCTTCTGTGATGGGAACACTCGGCTCCTCGACCCGACGTGTGGGAGTGGCACGGCAATTATGGCATCGCTGGGGTATGGTGTGGAACAGGCCCTGGGATTGGAAATTGACCCAGAGATTGCAAGCAAAGCACAAGCCTGGCTTCACGACGAGAAGATTGCTGAAAATTCAACAAACCTAGATATTGATTTGGAGATAGACCTATGATGAAAAGAGGAAGTTATTTCACAACAGTATGGAGAGGTGGGGACTTTAAAGAGTCCCCAGTAGAGGTTAATGTAAAGTGGACTCTGGATGCCTACGGGGAGCTCACCCTGGACTCTGGTGAGGTGGACCTGACCCCCTCCGAGGCTCAGCGCATAGGGGGGTTCATTCTTTCCGGCCTTTCCAATGGAACCCTGTCCTGGGAGCCGTGCGATGACTAAGCTGGTAGTTGTAACAGAGTTCCCCGGCAAAACCGACCTTGTTACAGGGAAACTCCTTTCTGGGGAAACAGGGAGGATTTTCTGGGACATCTGCTCCCAGGCGGGCATTCATTCCTCTGACCTGGAAATTATTCCAGTCCTCACTCAGCGTCCCGGGAGTGGAAAGATTGAGGAATTCTGTCTGACTAAAAAGGAGGCCGAAAGTCAATCCCAGGGGCTCTTTGGAAAACCCTATTCCAGAGGCTATATTAAGAGTGGCAAGTATCTGGCTCCCTCCAAACTCCCCCAGGTCGAGGCCTGTCTTTCTCACATCCGAGAGCTCAAGCCGAACCTCTGCCTCTGTCTTGGTGCCTTTTCCACCTGGGCGTTGATGGATACCTGTAAGTTCACTGCAATCAGGGGAACTTGTATGGAGTCCACCCTTGTGCCGGGCCTCAAGGTCCTGCCTACCTACCACCCAGTTACCATTATCCGGGACTATTCTCAAAAGGTAATTGCCGGGGCTGACCTTCTCAAGGCAGCGAGGGAGATGGAGTTCCCTGAAATCAATCGCCCGAAGAGGGAAGTATGGATTCCAGAGACGAAAGAAGACTTGGCGGAATGCAGGAAGTTGCTCAATGAAAGGAGCCGTCTCACCCTGGACATTGAAACCAAGGATGGGCAAATTACCTGCGTAGGATTTGGGATTTCCCCCTCCTTCTCCATCACCATCCCCTTTACTGATAGCCGCAAAGAGGATTGGAACTATTGGAGTTTCCTTGATGAGCTTTCCGCTTGGGCGCTTGTTCGGGACATTTGCCAGAACCCCTCCATAGAGAAAGTCCTCCAAAACGGAGTGTATGACATTCAATACCTCTGGAGGGTTATGAATATCAAGACCCTCGGCTTTCGAGATGACACTATGATAATGCACCATTGCCTCTATGAGGAACTTCCCAAGTCCCTCGGATTTATGGGCAGTATTTACACCAACGAGGCCTCGTGGAAACTTATGAGGCGATTTGAAGAAAAGGACCTGAAATAATGGGAGAGCTTTTTATTGATTTCATTCTGGCAATATTTTGGGTATTGCTGGTTATAGCTAGTTTAATTCACCTTGACAACCTGGGAGAGTTCAGTGAGAGATACAATTCAAGCAGACAAACAGATAGCGAAACTTCTGAAACCGGAGAGAAAAAGTGAGTTCTTTTCCCCTGGAAGTGTGTGGGCACATAGGGTTAATGGCCATTGGGAACTAGTTTATCTTCATTCCCTGACCTCCCGCCTAATTAGAAACTCCTCTCGCGAGGTAGATTTCTACACCCCATTCGGCCTGGAGCATCTTCCCCGGGAGAAGTTTCTTTCCCAATTCACCCCTGTGGGTTGGGCGCGAGTGAAGTTTGAGGGGCTTGCATCCCTGGATAACATTCGCCTTGAGGTTCCACCAATTCACATCCCGGAAAACCTAATCTCAGGGGCTTGACAAACTGCCCCGCCGGAATTATTATGAAAGAAAACTGGAGGGTTTTAATATGAAGAGAGTTATCCTTTCTGAGTCCAAGCACTTCCTCGGTTGGGCTGTTGTGCCCAGTCCTGGAGAGCCTACCCGATGGGGACTAGTTCCCAGGGCCCAGAAAGCCAAACTCCTTTCCCGGCTACTTCGCCACTCCTCTCTCCAGCTTTCTTTCCCTCGGGACGGTTGGGACGGGCTTGGCACCTCCGAGGCCCTGACCTACTACAAGCTCAGACTTCAACTCCAGAAGATTGAACTTTCCACCCAGTCCCTTAATTTGAACAACCTAAAAGCTGAGAGGAGTCGCTAGACCTATGTTGAAATTCAAAACAGAGAGCTTCGTGCCAGATGACGAGGCTACTAACCTGTGGGTATACAATGGGCTTGACTGTTGTCTTACCTATGAAATCTGGGAAAAACTTAAAACACAGTTCAACACCAACACAGCCACCATTTACAAGTGGGAGTTTAGCTCCCAGGCCGTGGCCCTGGAAATGATGTTCCGAGGGTTCCTCGTTGACCGCCAAAAGGTGCATTCCAAGATAGAGGAACTTGAGCAGGATTACAACTATTACCAGGCCAAGTTGAATATCCTGGCCAATGCTGTGTGGGACAAAGACCTTAATCCAAATTCCCCAGCCCAGCTCAAGGAGTTCTTCTACGAGGCCCTGGGTTGTGCACCTGTTATGTTCCGGGGCAAGGTTACCACCGACCGCAGTGCGATGGAGAAACTAATTGACTCCTACCTCTACGCCAGACCGCTGTGCAAGTTGGTTCTTATTCTCCATGACTTAGGGAAGCTTCTTTCCGTTCTCCGCACGGAGATAGACCCGGATGGTAGAATCCGGTGCTCCTATTCCGTGGCTGGCACAGAAACTGGACGTTGGAACTCCAGCACCTCTGCCCTCGGCACAGGAACCAATCTCCAAAACATCACAAACTCCCTCCGGGAAATTTTCGTAGCCGACCCGGGAATGAAAATTGCCTACATTGACCTCCAGGCCGCAGAGTCCAAAGCCGTGGGGTATATCACCGGGGATGAAAACTACATCAAGGCGTGCGACGAGGGTGATGCTCACACGGTAGTTGCCCGGCTCGTCTGGCACGACCTACCTTGGACAGGGGACATTAAAAAGGACAAGGAGATTGCCTCCAACACCCCCTTTTATAGAGAGCTTTCCATCAGGGATATGGCAAAAAAGGGAGGCCACGGCACAAACTACTTTGGCACTCCCCCGACAATGGCAGGACATCTTCATATGCCAACCCCTATTATTGAGGAATTCCAGCAGAAATATTTTGAGAAATTCCCTGGCATTCCACGTTGGCACAAGAGGGTAATTCAATCCGTCCAGTTTGAGCGAAAGGTTACCACCTGTTATGGTCGTGAGCGAATCTTTTTTTCCCGCCCGGACGAACCTGCAACTTGGCGTGAGGCTATTGCATACGAACCTCAGAGCACCATCGCCGATACCCTGAATTTTGCCGCGTGGAAAGTGCAAAAGAAATTCCAGGGGCACGACGTCCAGCTTATCGCCCAAGTTCACGATGCTATTGTTGTGCAGTATCCTGAGGACCGCGAGGATGAGCTCCTACCTCAAATCCTGAAGGAGATGATATTCCCGGTCCCAATCGACGGGCGAACTATGATTATTGGCGTGGATGCTGAGGTTGGATGGAATTGGGCTCATTTTGACAAGAAGAACCCGGAAAAGAACCCAGATGGTGTAAGAAAGTATAAAGGCAATGACGAAAGAAAACGTAGACATTTTCCCGAGAACAACATTCTCAACTGGAAACCTAATAGATGAGTTTGTTCAGGACACTCGGGGAACTGAATCTCCAGAGCTTTTCCGTCGCTGGGCCGCTATCGCTATGGTAGCCGGCCTTCTTCAGCGTCGGGTCTGGTGTGATATTGGCAAAGGGAAACTCTTTGCCAACCAGTATATCCTACTGGTAAGCCCTCCCGGTGTGGGCAAGTCCATTGTGCTGAAAAGAGTAGAGGAGCTTTGGAAACTTTCCGAGAAGATTTTCATTGGGGATGAAACTACAACCATCCCCGGGCTCCTGGACTTTATGCAGGATTGTTCTAGCCCTGTGTCAGGCCCCTTTGGGGAAACCCTGGTAACCCACCCTCTTTCTGTCGCCCCTCGCGAGTATGGAACTTATATGAAGGCCTATGACCTGAGCGTCCTGAACGTCCTTAACGACTTCTGGGATTGCCCGAGTTCCTTCTCCGAGATGACTAGGGGTGGTGGAAAGAACACTCTAGATTTCCCAGTCCTGAACCTCATCTCCGGAACCCAGCCAAGTTTCCTCAACAACGTCCTGCCTGAAGAGGCTTGGTCTCTCGGGTTTTGCTCCCGTCTGGTTCTTTGCTACGATTGGAGGGCAGAGGTTCTCCGCACCAGGGACAGATTGAACCTCCCGGAGTTCCCCCTGGCCAAGTATCGCCCAGCAGTGGAGGCTCTCGTGGGCATCCAGGGCCAGATGACCTTCACCGAGGAGGCTCTTGACTTCCTTGACACCTGGATAATAGATGAGAAGATGGCACCCGTACCCTACCACCCACGCCTGGCATCCTACGTTGCTCGTCGCCCAGTACACTGGCTCAAAATAGCTATGTGCCTCGCGGCCGCACAGGGAACCCTCCTCATCACCCAGCCCATCCTGGCCCTCGCTAAGGAGTGGCTCCTGGAACTTGAAACCAATATGCCTGAAATTTTCCGAGATATGAGTAAGGAATCCGACAAGGATGTTATGGATGAAATCAAGCTGGCCATTGTCCGGATGACCCTCCGAACACCGGTATTCCCAGAACGCAAGCTTGTCCAAATCCTCACTACCAAAATCCCGACCCACAGGATTTCCTACTTCATCGATACCCTTCTCAACGCCGGGTACATCGAGGAAACAGAAGCCCCAAAAGGCTCAATCAACGCCCTTGGCCAGAGAGGTTTTCGCCACTTCAAGGCTGGGGTAGACTTAAACAAACCTATGTAAAGGAGAACACCTATGATAGAAATTCACATTGAGGATGGACTTGGGATTTCCGAGAATCCTGAGAACACCCTAGCCCAGCCATCCTACCGCCACTTTAGTCCAGAGGAAATCCAGGCCTATGCCCGTGCGTGTAAGCCAGGGGTTTCCCTTCCCGACATCCTGAGTGCCATATCCCACGAGGCCCTGTCCTGCCGGGAGCTCTACTTTCAAAAAGGCAAGGATGCCCTCTGCCTGTCCTTCGTCCGTCTGGTGTTTTGGCTCCAGCTGTTGAATACGAAAGCCCTGATTGAAGGTGGACTTACAGAGGAAATGGTGCACCGCCAAATTGCGGATTTTTGGAATAACAAACGGGATTTTTAAACGGCGTAAATGCGGTTTGTTTTGCCGGTTTTGGTCAATAAATTAACGGGAGGTAAAGTTGTGCCTCCCGTTTCTTTTTGCGTTTGTGTGGGGAAATTTCCGAGCCGTCCCATATCCCGATGAAGTGAGCCGTCCCACTCTCCCATCACAATCCCAGTTCCCCGGCTGTGGTTCCCCAGACCCCATAGTAGTCCACATTCCTCTGCAGGGGTGTAAGTTGCCGGTTCTCAAGGCGAGTCTGAGCGCTGTCTACCATATTCCCCACATCCACCCCGTCGAGAAGTGCCCTCTGCACAATGGTAAACATCAGCCGGCCATCCCCACTTTCCAGGGCATTTGTAAAGACTTCCGCATAGCTCTGCGTGAGCTTAGCCCGCTTGTCTTTATCCTTCCAGATTTCATTTGAAATCTTGAAGGCCTGGTCAACTCTCGTGGGGGTGATGTTAAAATACTGATAGGCCAGGCTTTCCAGCGGCGTGAGGTCAGCAACCTTAGTCCCAGTACTCGCGTAGAGGGTATCATTGACCACCTGGGTTGTCCTATAGAGCATCTTTGGACTGAGCGCCCTCATCATACCCTGTTGAAAACCTCTGTCCCCTGCAGGATTTCTCCCCGTCGTGGCATAGTAGTCAATACCTGAGTCCAGGCCATTCCACAGCGCCTTGAGCCTCTGCCCCCAGACAAACCCCATAAAACGCTGGGTTTCCTCGCCCGGGTCACGGAACGGGCTGTTTACCTGGGATTGCAGGGAGAACCCAAATGCCCCAGGGATGCCATAGAGGAGAAAATTACTTTCTGCTCCATTCCCCCACCTGTCATACAGCAAATTACTCATCTTGTCATCCGCTGCCCACTCGGTGAATCTTTCCAGGGTAGCCCCTATCTCCGAGCTTCCCATACCACCAAGCAAGGAGGTTGCCAAGTTACTATACATATAGGGTTTCCAGGCCCCATACCGTAACCCCGCATCGAGGTATTGCATTTGCCAGCCTACATAGTGCATAGTCCAGTTTTTGAACAGACCCCAGGCCTGACCAACCGGCCCCTGCAGCACGCGAGCTCTATCACTAGCCGCGAATTGGAACATCGTATTTTCTGTAAATTTCTTAGCCCCGAGGTACACCTGTTCTTTGGTTATCATCCCAGCCTTGGCCATCGAGTTAAAGAGCTTATACCCCACGGTCATAGCATAGCCACGGGATGCCTGCTCTGAGAACGTTGGGAGCATAGTGGCCATGTTCCTGAGCATCCCGGAGTAGTCTCCCTTTTTCAAGGAGTCCGCCAGGCCTTGACCAAGCCCAGAGTTCTCTCCAATATAGCTTTCAATGAACCGCGGGCTCAGTGCCCCATCCCGAACCATCTGTTCCATGAATTCCGAGAACCCTTGTTCCACTTTCGGGTTGCCCATAAGTTTCAGGCTCTCCCACATAATTTTGAGTGGACTCAGAGTATTCGCAACCATTCCCTTGCCACTTTTAGCAATGAGGGGAACTCCGTCATATGCCCACTGGAGGGCTTGCGGACATTCCCTGAGAAGGGCCAGCTGCGGCAGCACAGTGGTAATGGGTTGCAGGATGTTGGCCAGCGCGTAGGCCAGGTTTCCAAAACCCAAGTCCAGATGGGCACTCGCCGTGTTGATACTACGGACAATTCTACTCGCGGAGTCCGTTCCCAGTACTGGTGCCAGGATGCTATCCGTGGTCTTATTAACCAGCTGGCTAAACACCCCCTGTTCCCCTTTAAGCACACTCAGGGTATCTTGCAACATCACCGCTGTTCTAGGGTCATCAATACCCAGCGTAGCGATGTCCTTGGCCAGCACCCTGTCATTGATTTCATTGGCCAGCCAGATATATTTATTCTCCAGGGAGTAGCTCAAATTTTCAATGAGGTCTTCTGCCGTGCGCGCCCGGTTGTAGCCTCCAACCCCAGACCGTGGGAAGAAAAAGCTAGACTTCGCCACATCCGGGTGAGCCCCTGCATATTGGGCTGCAAAATTATTAGCCAGGGCAAAGTCATCTGTGCCGGAAAGGAGTTTCTCCTGCCTGAGGTCCAGAGCCCTGTCTTTCATCCAGAATTCCCCAAGCCTCCAGTTACCTCCATTTTCCTTAGCCTTGTCAATAACTCCCTTGGCCATTTTCTGCACAGCCTTTTTGTTATCCCCACTCACAATGTAAACCAGGTTCCCTTTGTCATTAAGAATGGCCTGCCTTAGGGAGCCTTGCCAATAGTGGCTAATCCCGTAGTGGCCCTTCCTCAGAGGGAACATCTTAGCATCTGGGATGTAGAGTTTCCCCGCACTGGTGGTGAGTTCCTGAATAGCCTTGTCATGGAGAGTATTCAGCGCACGGAGGGTATCCAGTCCATCCGTCCCAAGGGCATTGACCAGCTCCGGCCTGATGAGCACATCACTGAAAGGAATCTCATCATCTATCACCTTGAGCAGGGTGTCAAACCCCTGAGGGTTCTTCGTGGCAAGTTGCCTTACCATATTCGCGAAAGCGCTAGGGTCATCCCTTTTAATCCCCCCGGAAACTACCTTGAGGAGGGAGTCTTCCCCAACCTGCGGCCGGCCATAGACAAGTTCCTGTGCTTTTCTCCTGGCATTATCCCGGGTGTTCTGTGCCACCGCGTAGATTTTCCTGGCCAGCGGGGAGTTCTTAAACTTAAAGGCCGTGGGGTAGAAGTTTCTCTTTGCAAAGCTAGCCACGTTGCCTATCAATTCCGAGTCCTCAATCGCACCCCAGCCAAGTTTCCTAGCAACATTCTTAGCTCCTTGAAACCCCTTGGCCTCTGCGAGGGAGGGAATATCCGTGCCATCACCCAGGGTATCCGAGAATCTCAGCGCCCTATCCAGCACGGCATCGGAGTCCCCAATCCCTTTATAAACAGTTTCCGGGTCTCTCCAGGCATCGGAGTTAGAAATCTTGAGGAGGTTCCCCTGCTCTGGAATAAAGTGTGCAGGGTCATCAGTTTTGGCCACAAACCAGTTGCCTTCTTTGCCTGTTTTCCTGGCGATGACATAGAGCCCATCTTTCTCTTTCCCTAGCCTCCAGCCATTACCTACCTCGGCAAGGTTCCCCTGGATAGTATTATCCAGCCGTGTGATGGCTTTCTTTCCCTGGGCACTAACCAATCGAGGAAACTGCACGTATTCCAGCCAGTCTTCCGTGAGGGTACTATTGCCTTTGAGCTCCCCAACCGTGCGCTCCAGTTCGCTCAGACTCTTAAACCCTATTTCTTTATTAGGACTGAATGCCCGGCTTCTTACAGAGCTAGTCCCCCGGAGCACCGAGTTCAGTGCTTTCCATTTTTCACTTCCCTCCAGCTCCCCAATCATATGGTCTCGAGACTCTTCCCGAATCCTGCGTTCAAGACCCAGGATGGTATTATTCAGCTCCCCTTCCAGCTCCGGTTCCACAGTACCTACCTTCGCCCGAGCATTGCGGAGATTCTGTTGCCAGGAGTTCTTACTCGAGATGTCTGCAAACTGCTTAGGCACACGGACGCGTTTTCCTCCTGAGGCAATCCATCCTAGACCACCTGCGAGCACGCCCCCTGCACCAATATCCACTAGTGCCTCCGTGGCACGCTCGCCAAGGGAACCTCCCTCCCATTCAGGGTTTGCGGTTTGAAGCCCCAGCCCTATAGTCTGTCGTCCCACTTCTATTGGGGCAAGCAAGGCAGCCTCACTACCCAACCTGGAAAGAAACGGTGCCTTGGCAGTGTTCTCCACACTTGCCAGCCCTCGAGCCCATTTTCCATAGCGAGTGCCTTTGGCCAGCATACTTGCTGCTTTAGCCGTCCCTGCTGCGAGGGGTGCCACCTGAGAAATAAACGCCGCCTTAGGATTCTCCGCCTCCCATTCTTGCACATCCTCGTCCGGGTTATCTAGCCCAAAAAGGCCTAACGTAGAGTTCCACGTTAGGCTCTTAGCCAGATTCTCAAAATATTTCAGCTTGTCTTCCATATCACTCTCCTTGAATCATCTGCAGACCCTGAATGTAGTAGTTCTGCATAAATGGGATTTGAGAATTCTTGTCCTGGAGCAAGAGGCTTTGCTGTTGCGCCCTCTGCATTATCTTCTTCGGAGTCATCCGGCTGAGTTCCTTATCCGACATCTGGGCCAGGTCGCTCAGCGCGGCATTCTGCCCGAGGGTTCTTGCCTCACCCAGCTTGTCCACCTGTTCCCAGTGGATATTCCCGTTGGCATCCCGCCAGTAGGTTTTATTGCCCCCTAGTGCACGAGGTTGCATAGCCTGCCATTTAGCCAGGGCCATATTGGCTTGCGCGAGGGCATTACGTTGCCGCATTTCCTCCTTGGCGAATTCCTGAGCCACCTGCCACCTTTCCGCAGACGCTCGGGCTTCTTCAGTAGCATTCTTGGCATCCGTGACAGATTTGTTTCCCTCAGCCGTAATCCGGTTCATTTCATTCACGGCCTTGGAAAAGTCAGGGAGCTTTCCTGAAAAGTCCGCGTTGGCAAAACCTGCCGCAAGAACATCCCAGACATTATAGGGAGTTCCCTCATACTGAGGGGCTTTGACCTTAGAGGTGTCAATGTCCTTCATCCCTAGGTTTATCTCTGGAAATGGAATTCCCTGTCCACCCTGACCTTCAGTCACCATTCCAGCGCCACCTCCAGGGCCACCCTGGGCAAGGTAAGTTTCCAGCCAGGTTTTCTTCGGAGTGGCATCCTTGTCTTCCCCAGCACCGAACAAACTCAGAATATAATCCCCGATACTTTCTCCTGTATTCGCAGCCCAGGAGAGTCCAAACTCCCCGGCATTCTGAGGGTTTTCTGCAGCGTGGTAGATATAATCCCCTGCAGCCACAGCGGCACCGAGAGGGTCAACAATCTGCTGGCCAGGATAGGGTAACCTATCAGTGTTCCTGTTAGGAAGTTCACTTCTATCCTTAATCAGCCCCTCTTTTGCACCCTGCTTAGCAAGTCCTTGATTGATGGCCTGAGCAACTTGCCTACCCTGTTGAGCCAACTTATAGGGAATACTATTTTCCACCCGGTTCTGAACATTCTCCTGAGAGAAATATTCCCGTATTTGATTATCTAAAAAACTTGGAATTAAATCAACCATCTGTCATCTCCTTAACCACCTAGCCCAAAGATACTAGAAATCATTTTCAAATCCGAGCCCAGGCCATTATATCCACCTTGAAGTCCAGCAACCCACGGATTAGTTTGTTTATTATATGCCGCTTGGCTTGCGCCCATCGCACTACCATAGGCCATAGCCAAATCCCACAGGTAATTGGTCTTGGCCATATCGGCCTGTTGCTGTTGGTTGGCTGCATTGACGAGCAGGTTATTCGCCGCCGTGCCGGTGTTGAGATAATTGCTAACCGAGTTGGCATCGGCACCAAGAAGTGCTGGAGTCTGTGCCCTCTGATTTGCAATGTCCGCCGCGGCCTGTGCAACAATCTGATTTTCCAGGTTTTCCTGAACCCTCTCCCGGGTGAGGTAATCCCTGCTTCCACCATAAGCACCAGCATCAATAGCCGCACTTCTCGCCGCAGGGATGAGTTCATCTCGAGTCTGTTTAATCAGGTTATAGGTTTCACCCTCCAGTTGCGGAGCGATGCTTTCCGTGGCCTTTCTATACCCCAGGCCAAGACTATTCGCGGCCTCATTTCCCAGATATTGATTATATGCAGAGTTCCGTCCTGCAATCTGATTCGCAAAATTTATATTCCCTGAAATACCCTGTTGAAGTTCTGGGATATAATCCACCCAGCCTTTTTGAGCTTCCGCATAGGCATCTCTAATCTGATTCCGAACCCCATTAAGCTCAGCCGCATAGGCAGCGTTCGCCTTGTTCTCGGATTTCGCGTTAGAGTGCCCTGTAATAGCACCAACAACACTACCCATTGTCAAACTCCTTTACACTAACTAGACAAACAATATTGTTAAACTTACTAAATCCCAGTGGACGAAATTTTAAAAGCCTGGCCATTTTGAGTGCCCGGAGGTTATTCACCGGGGTCAGGCCATAGAACTTCGGCACACCCAGGATTTTCTTTGCCACAGGCAAGACTTCCTGACAAAACCTGAGGGCATTCCAAACATCTACCCTAGGCAGGCACGTCCAATGGGCCTCGGCTCTACCATTCCCCTGGAGGAAAAGTGCATAGCAGCCATATCTCCTCAGACAAACCCACTTCACACCCAGGGCATCCAAATCCACCTCAAACAGCCAGTTTGCTCTATCCTTGGGGACTGTATAAAACCCATCCACTGTCATTATCATAAACCCCCAGGTAAATCTTCCCGTCCTTTTTGACCCTAATCTGGTCGCCGTCCACTGCAGGAGGCAGACCATTTCTCGGCTTTCCTGCGTCCCAAATATACAACCCCAGATTGACCACCTGCGGGTTGGCCTGTTGAGCACGGAGATTCCCTACCACAATCGCGGCCCAGGAACGCCAGTCCTGATATTCCTCCGGACTTGGGAGGTTTGAAAAATCTGTCATCCTAGAGTCTCCCATTCATTTGCTGCCCGAAGAATTCCAGAGCAGATAATTTCCAAATAGTTTCCGCGCCAACATCCTCAATCCGGATGCGGAAAAACCTCCCTGTGATTCTCGTCCAGCAAAGGTTATCCAAATCACTGAGGGGAAACCAGTCAGTCCACTTAACCGGGTCTTCGAGGCGGTCTCTCCAGCCCAGCTTAATCTTCGCGGTGGAGGAGCCAGAGTTCTTCATTTCTGCATTGAAAGTGTCTATGTATTTATGCCCCCGGGTGTTGAGCTCAATATCCTTACTTTCAATCCAGAGTTCTTGGTCTCCCTTATTAGTGGAAATCAGCTGTCCATCAACGTAGACATTTCCTAAACCTGACACCATATCTTACCTCCATAAAAAACTTGCCCATAGCCCTCGTAGGTCATTCCAATCTGCCCATCGGCATCCTCAGGCAGGGGAAGTTTGCCCTCCGCTTGGCCTTGATTAAGGGCATTCTTGAGGTCATCCACATAGAGCGTGCCATCGCCAGAGACCCAGTATTGTTCCCAAGCACAGTATCTGTCCCAATCGAGCAGCGTCCAAGTGTTATTCCTCAGGTTGAATCCAAAGCAAAGCAGCTCGGCATTGTCATCACTTTGCACCGGGACGAAGAAAAAGACGTGCTGTAGAATTCCCCAGGCTGCGCAAAAACAACTTCCTGTGCGGTTTAAGTCCAGGCGCTCATTCAATGTCGCGCCAACTCGTTCGTTATCCACAAAAGTGATGCCACTACCATCAGACACCCAAATTCCATTAGGCCCAAAGGCAAAGATACTCTTATTAGCCACGCAGATTGAACGGGAGTTCCAGCATCCAGCACCCTTATACAACAGCCCATAACTGAAAATATAAGGGCGGGAGATGTAGCTTACCTTGACAACCTCCCTATTCGTGCAGAGGAGCATAAAGTTATCCAGCGCAACACCACCAACCAGTTCCCCCTGGATGTCCCTAATAAACAGGTCGCCAGCCATATTCCCCTGTTCAGGAGTCCAGTAATCCGGGTTATCATCATCAGACCAGAGCACCGAGTCCGCACAGACAGCCACCAGAAAATTCTTACACTTGAGGAGGAACTTAGGTACATAACCCCTAGCTGTAAAGTTTTCAACCTCCTGCATAGTGCTATAAGGCCAGTACGCAGGGTTCTTTTCCTCTGTAGGCTCGCCAGTTTCATCCAGGATGAATTGGTTGTCATCCCTAGGTTTCCACACCCAGAGCTTCTCCCCGTGAACAGCATAGACCCACTTACCAAACGGCTGGAAACTCCAATCCCCTGAGGCGACGTGTCCTTGAGGGGTTACATCAGTAATCTCCGCTGTGGTAAGTGAATAGGTTAGTACTGAACTGGTCGTGCCAAGGAAGATTAAATCACCAGCACCGCAAATAGCGTTTACAGGGACACCTGCTGACATCAACGGAATTTGCCCGGGCATAGGCTGGAGGGTTCTATCTATAAAGAGCACACCTCTCCCATCCTCCCAGAGAATAGGCTTCTGGTCAGGTAAGTCAGGCGTGTAGCCTGAAGCCAGCTCGTCAATTCGTACTAACCTTTCACTCATTTCTTTTCCTCTGGTTTGGTTAATTCTTTCGCAAGGTCAACAGCTTTCTTTGTCTTGGCAATATCCTCAGGTGTGGCATTGCGCACATTGAGAGCCAGAATAGCCAGCAGCTTTTTCAGCCAACCAGCACCTGGAATAAGGGCACAAAGAGCAGAACTACCAACCACCACACTACCAATAATAGTAGCAAGAGGCTCAAAGTTCTCAGAAACGTAACTAAAAAATTCATACATTCTAATCCTCCAGTTCAAAGTGGGGTTTATCAACGAGGGACTTCCACGTGCCACCCCAGGTTATATTAAGTCCTAACTTCCCGGCGCAATAGCCCAGATAGAAAGCCAGGACATTCCAAGCGTTAGAGTCAGAGTCAATCATCCCATCTCGGGTCTTAGGGCAAGGCCAGGGATAGAGGTCAACAGCCAGACCCTCGAGGTGCTTAGACTTAAGGGTCTTACTTACCCCAGTAGCCACGTAGGCCTTCTGAGTTTCCTCAGTTCTCAGCCCTTCAATCACCGAGAAGTCCACATAATGCAGGGCCTCGTGAATGAGGGCAACCAGTCTAGGGTCAACGCCAACTAGACGTTCCTGGCTCTTCTGACTCAGTTTGTACGGTTCTTTTCTTCTCTGCATGGAATCGTTCAATCCTCTCAAAAATAGTAGCTTGGTCAATCTTGATTTGAGTCAGGGTATCCAGCATTTTATTCTGATTCCCTATGAGTTTCTCAATCGCCTCATTCGTGGCATAGTTTTTGACCAAGCTAAGGTTAATCATTTGGATTTCCTTGCGCAGAGCAAAATACTGCGAAAGTATCCAGCTAAGTAAGATTGCATTTAGCGACCAAATTATTTCCAAATATCCTGGCATAGTTGTCTCCCTCTTTTATTCCAAAATAGTGGAAAAAGGCCTACCTGTCAAGATGGAATTGAGCAGAGTGTCAACCACCCGAAAACCCAGAACCCTGAAAAGAATTCTGCCAGGGCTGTGGAACGATTAAATGGGGAGGGCAGGACATTTGCAACCCAGGGGGAAAGTTCAAACAGCGACCAACAGAAAGCATAGATGTTGGCAATGGACAAGCCTACAAGAAGCCACATAGGGTCCTTTAATACAATCGCCACTAGGAGCATCGGGCAGGAGTACCTGAGGAACATATAGAGAAAATCATAGCAAAAGTCATAGGGTTTAGCACCAACCCTAGCATAGAGCCAATCCAGGGGAAAATGATACCATCTCTCCTTATATCGTTCTACCGTCTTGGAATCCGGTTCCCCTCCTCTGCCGAGGTCAAAACAGCATCCGTGTCCGCGAGACCAAAACTGAAATTGTAACCAAAGAAGGATTGGAATTCCCCAGGCCAGATTGGATGTATCCAGCCCTAGGCAAAGTCCCATCCCGGCTACCATCAACACAGTTTGCACGCCGCGACTGCTAAGCAGGGGCACTTCTTTCCAGCCCCCACCAAACAATCTCCTGAGAAAGCCACCCGCCAAACCTGCAATTAAAAATTGTAAAGCATCAATCATCTTAGAATCTCCTTTCTCTCCTATCGTGGAGCAAGAAAAAGAGCCTGTCAATATTCAAATCAACAGGCTCTTAAATCAGGCTGGAGGGTTTCCTGATTATTCTGCACAATGCATTGCAAGGTAATATCTTTTGGCTTTCCCCTCGGGAGCATCCTTATCCTCGAGGAAGTCAAACGCCAGGTCAGCATAATACTGTGGTGCCTGGCCATCCTTATAGTAGTCGCTCCGCACCATATTCAGCGTGTAATAAAGGTCATAGATGTTGTAGTTTTTACAACTCCAATCTATACCCATCGAGGTCGCAACCTTTTCAACATCCTCGAGAGTCCAGTAGGCACCAGAACTTCCATCCTTGTTTTTCATCCGAGACACTGCCTTTTCCGCACCGTCCTTGGTAAAGTGATAACCATAGATTAAGCTCTCGGCTTTTTCCCTCTTGTGTTCCCAGTGCCCAGGATTACTTTCATATCCCATCTCGGCCATCTCGGCCAGTATTTCTATCATTGCGAGATGCTTGGAAGTTTCAACTTTCTTTTCCTTGGCAAACTCACACAGTTCTCTACACCATCCCATCATAGGTCTCCTTGAAATTCAGGGCTGGCCTGAAAGGTAACACCAGCCCCTTTGATATAAATTTACGCAGCCGCAGTTCCACTTGTCGGAAGCTTGGACAGAATGAGGTTAAGGTCATTCTGAGTACTGCAGCAACAAGCCGCCAGCTGTTTCTCAAGTCCGCAGAATCTCTCGCCAAAGTTAATCGACTGGAGCAAATTGCTTTTATCTGCATACAGGCGAGCATTCTCGGTCTGCAAAGCAGATATCGTGTTCTGGTCAATTTTGTTGGAGAGGGCTGCATTACCAGTTACAATGGCATTTACAATCTCGCGAGTCTGCGCAGAGGTCTGCAAAGCGGCAGCCGCGGCGGTGTTGTTAACCGTCTGGTTGATACCTGCAAAACCCTGGCACAAAGCACTTTGAATACCTGCAATACCATTATTCAGGGAGTTGTAGAAGTTCTGAGCTTGGATGTTATCCAGCTGGGAATTGATTCCATTGTCTGCAATCACAGCACCAGCTCCACCCAGGGTGCCTCCACGGCCTCCCCAGCCCCAACCTCCGCCATTGCCACCAAATGCGAACAGGGCGAAAATTAAAAAGGCAAAGAAGATTCCAGAACCACAGAACCCATCATTGTTATCAGTCATAAGTTTTCTCCTAGAAAAGAATTAATCAGGAGTAATAACCCAAGGACTCACTTGTTCAACATTCCACCCAGGAACTTTTGAAAAGCTTCAGGGTTTGCATTCTGGAGCTGAGCCATCTTTTGGTCTGCTGGAGTTGAATTGAACTGGCTGACAAGGTTGTCAAACTCTGCCCGCGAGGTCTGCGGAAGTCCCCACTTCCTGCAAAAGGTGTTCCACTGAGAATACATCGAGTCTGAAGAGATAAGTTTCTTGAGCATAGCCTGCGAGGCCATGGCTACTAAAGATTGAAGATTAAACATTTGTGCCTCCTTTGTTATTACAAGAAAAGTATGGCACGAAAATTAGATTTTGTTGTGTCAATATTGTGGAGAATTTGTGCAAGGCCCGGGAGGAATTAAATCTATATAAAAAGAGGGCTGGGACGGCGCATTTCCAAATGCAATTCCGATACCCAGCCCTAATCAATCAGCCCGAGCCATTTTAATGTTGCCTTGAGTCGGTTCAAAGCTTCAGTCATCTTATGACTATGTGAGGATTCACTCATACCCAGGTCTGTTGAGGCGTGAAGTCGTTGTTGCTCTTCACAATATCTTTTCAAAATCATCCTGGCTTTTTGAGCACTTAGGCCTGACTTCTCCAAGACCTCCTCGATTTCCCCTTTCCCGTGGGACTTCAACCAGGACTTTGTACTTTCCAATCCTGGTTGATATTTCCTAGGCATCTTTCTTTCCCTTACCAGAGGATTTGTCCTTATTAACGGTGATGGTGGTTCCAGAGTTAGAGGCAATCATTCTACCTCTAGGAGTACCCTTAGCTCCACCAAAGGTCTTTCCAGAATACTTCCCTTTCGAGGTGGAGGTTTTCCCTGAGTTTCTAGATATTGTAGGCATAGATTATTCTCCTTTCGAGATTGTGTAAACCTTGTTAATCACAACGTCCTCGAGGAAAGTGATTTTCTCCTGAAGAGTTGCAATCCTCCAAACGAGCCAGCCCGCGGTGACAAGCATCAGGAAAAACCCAAAAACCAGCACCCGGGTGATTGTATTAGCATTGCCAACAATCAGTGGCTCGACTTGTTGTGTATGGCCAGTCTGAATAGAAATATTCGGATTAGCCTGTGAACTATTGTTCGTTCCAGATTCCATTATAACACCTTTCAGTTTGTTTTAACACCCCCACAATACAAGATAAAAAGCCCCTTGTCAAGAGTCTTTTGTTAGTTCTTTTTGCATTGGTACCGGGTTGTGGAACCCGAGGTTACCTTGCGAACTTTGTACTGGTAAGTTACATAATTCGCGCCGATGAAGTTAGGGAGCTTAGTGTCAGGAGTAATGACCTTGCCATTTGCATCCCAAGTCCGCCGATAATAGGTTGGAATAGCCAAAACTTTATATACTGCCATCATCATTCTCCCAGAATAGAGTTAACCACGGATGTGTCGGGGAGAGATTCCTCAAGGTAGGGATTTTCTTCCCGAATCTTGGCAACAAGCTCAGACCGCTGGGCGAGAAGGACCTGAATTTCCTGTTCGACCTCAGGATTCTGCACATCATCCCTGAGGCGGGAAATTTGAGCGGTCAGTGGGTCAACAGTGCTTCTATAAAGCATCTCCCTCGTAGCTCGAATAGCCTCGTTCTTCTCCTCAATAGAGGGTTCCGGCTGGTCCTCGAACCAAACCTTTTCAGGGTCTTCTTTCAGGATTCTTCCCTGGTTTTCTTCCAGGGTTACAAATTCCGCATACTGCTCATCAGTATAGGGTTTAGATAAATATTCCATAGGATTCTCCTTTCAAATATGGGTGGATTGAGCAGGGGGGGAGATATAACAGGGTTACCTAATACCCATTCTCACGAAAATCAGACGAAAACCCTGCATACTCCATTTGCTACTACAACCTATCACGTTAGTATGTTTGGTGTTAATTCTAACAATAACAGAAGCCAAGACTGTGGTATTCTTGAAAGAAAAGTTAACCAGTTTCGTTGGTCTTCTAGCTTCTGGTATAGTCGTGATGCTAATGTTACATCATTCAGTTGGTACGCTTGTGGATACTAGTATCCACAGGCATACCAGGTGGCTGTCAGATTATTCATAAGATAATCTCGCATAATGAAGTTTTTAGTTGTTTTCTCTACTGTGTGAGCATAAGAAACATCACTTGTATTACCATTTATTACCCAATTTACATAATAGGTGGTTTTTTGAAAAGGGGTATTTAAGGTTACAGTATATGCATCTGCATTTATAGCAACCGTATCTCCACCCTGTTCAATCCACCCATCAGAGTACTTCGTATACCAGTTAGTTCCACTCCTCCAGGTCGCAGTTACAATCCTCTTGGTTTCCACAAACTCACTTGCGTGAACCATATCAGAGATGGAATCAAGAATAGTTCCGACATCGATATTCTCCACGTTGGTGATGGTGTTACCAACCTTGTAATAGCGCAGGAGATTTTTACTTTGTGGACGAACCCAGGCGTTATCTCTATAAGGGGATTTACCCGTATAACTTGTATTAAGGGTACTCGCATTCAGTGTAAAAATACCACCGGCTGGATTCCACGCAGCTCCTGCAGTACCACCAGTTTGAGTAAACTTAAACATTCCTTTTGTTTTACTAGCGCCAGCTTGTTGCCCATTAAAATCCTGAGTCACATTGGAAACATAGAATTCACCTTTAACATTAGGCAGAGTTTCATCCAACACCCGGCCAGGAAATCTAGTATCATGTGTAGGTAAATCATAAGATTGCCAGCTAGTTCTAAGGCGAATAGTTTTTGCATTAGTATCTAGCACATGCCCTAAAGATTCACCAATGGCGCTAGTCGCATTATTATATACGTCATTAGTAACAAATCTCCACCCAGTAACAGCATCAGTTCTCACTGAGTAGGTTTTATTATAGTGATTCTCATTCGCAGCAGTACTCCTATCATAAGCTGCTTTCATAGCATTCCAGAGTGAGGTATAGGTATTCCCACTCAGCGTTGACCCCGCCAGTGCCCAACCAATAGCCGCATCCCCGGAGAGTTTATAGTCCAAATCAATGGTAGCCAACAGCGGGAGCTGAGCACCACCAACCCTGTCAAGGATGTCCCAGTTTTCATTCAAAGGTAAATCCCAGTCAAAGTCCCCTTTTTCAGGTTTATTCAGCCCAAGCGTGGGAGTCTTCTCATATCCGTCCATCTTCTATTCTCCTACTTTAATTTCCCAGGTTACCCGAATAGGAACCCCGTTCTTGATTGTAAATTGCTGGAGGGGTAAGAACCGTGCCAGCATAGTATTGCCATCCGCCTGGGATTGGAAAAGCCCAATTTCCAGACAGTCCTTAGTCCCCTGCCCTGTATAGGTAAACGTGCCTACCCAGGAAAGCACATTACCTCGCCTTTCAACCGTGCAGGGAATCGTGGCAACCGTAGACCCCTGGAGGCCAGTCATCGAGTCAGTCGTGATGGCAGCAGAATCTCCTAGGCGAAATTCCGAGGGAAGTTTCACGGTATTCCCCTCGAGGATTCTTTGAGCCAGGAGCACCAACCCGCCAGTAACTACCCTGTTTGCACCCCGGGCAAGGAGCTTCCGCCCACTCGGGGACCCCTCCCAGACCTCTACCTTACCAGTAACAGTTCTGTTCATCATTCCTCCTTACGCCGCAGAGGCATCGTTGAATTGATAAGTCCAAATGATTTTAATTTCATCCTTGTCCTTTTTGGTGTAGGTTCCCGTAACCGCACGGCTGAAGAGAATACCCCCACTCGCGGCGGTGAAAATACCTGTTTCTTCCCAAACACCAGTGCCAACACCAGCCGCAAAGGTGGTGGTGAACTTCACCGTGCCGTTGGTCTGTTCAACCTCCTCAAAGGCAATCCTCGCGAGCTGATTGCCTTTCAGTCCTACATCCGCTAAGCTCGGAGCAACGTTAGAAGTCCCGACTGCAATATGGCTTGGTGCAGTGGGGGATTTCTTCGAAACAAACTTGGCAATTTCATTCAGGCCTGTTTGCACAAACATATTGTGAACTTTGAAAACTGTTTTCCCCGTCTTCAGGTCAATAGCTTCAAGAGTGCCACAGCAACTTACAGAATTCTTTTTCATAACCCATATTCTCCTATACCATAACCTGAAATTCCATAGCCAAAAGCAACGAGCAGCTCAGTGGAAATATTACAGGTAGCTGTTGATTTAATTTGTTGAAATGTTTGTAGGATGTCAGAGGAAAGCACCCGGGAGGAAATTGGCTTGGACACCCTGAGCAGGCAGAGCCCTCGAGCAAGCAGACTCTCAACAAAAGCGGTCTGAAGGGCCAAAGCCCTAGATGCCCCACAGGTCATCCCCTCAGAACCTCTTTCCAGCAAGGAAGTCCAGACAGAACTTTCGCTAGCCCTGAGCAGGGCCTCCGGTTTGATACTCGGCAGAGCTTTCATCAAGTCCCCAACCTCTATCCCCTCTCCTTGCTCAATAATCTGCTTGGCCATTGTGTAGTAGTCTGCCACAATCCCAGCCGCCTCACGGATATCCTTAGTACCCAAAAGCACAAAGCTTTCTTTCCCTTTCAATCCATCACTGAGCTCAGTATAGGTAGAAAGAACCACGCTGTCAAGATTCTTCATTTCAGTCTGCCCGTAGAGATAGTGCACAGCATTGATGTCCAGGGTTTCAGAACCAAAAAGGGAATCCCTCAAGGAAGTCAACAAGTTTTGTTGAGTATCTGCCAAGAACCCACTTTTGGCCAGCGCCCTGAGAATCCATTGCACTCGGGTCTCTGTCCTAAACCAGCCCACAAAGTCATCCCTATTCAGCACAATAGTGATATTAAAAAGCCCCTCATCCACGCAAACCGGCTTGTCAATATATCTCAAGTACTCGGTCTTTTGTTCTTCCGAGAAACAGTGTGGAAGGTCTGCTTGGGTATTTCTCCAGCTCGTGTCCGTGCCAGGAAGCAGATTCACAAGCACCGGAAACCCGGAGGACTTCTCAACTTCCCTCCCGGAAAAGCCCCCAGGTTCTATTGGGTCCCAAGGGCTGCAAGGTTTATCCGTCTCAGCCATCCAAACCTCCAAATGTTCCCGTGTCCGTGGCTCGGCGAAGTTCAGCATCCGCAATGTGCAGGGTCTTAATGCCAAGTTCTGTCAGCGGGCCATAGAGTTCCCTCCAGGCAGGTTCCCGGCAAAATGCAGCGAGGTTCTGCATAGTCAACCCAAGCAGGGCTTCCTGGCCATATTTCAGAATAGGTGAGGTTCTCTCCCCGACCATCTCACTTTTCAGTGTGAACGCATTATACCAGAGAAACCCTCGAGTCTTATCCTGAATACCATTCGGGAGCCAAAGCCACCTAACATTCTGAATCCAATATCCCCAGGCATCCGAACCTCCACCACTCAGGGCAAAGCTTTCCGGGTCAAGGGCCTGGAGGGTATCCATACAGGAGGAAAAGTCCGAGGTTGAGATGTTCAGGGTGATAACCGACTTGAAGTCCTCGGGGAGTTCCAGAATATTTGGATTGTCCAGTGTCTGGTCAATTTGAAATTCCAGGAGCTTTTCATTCCACTTATAACTCCAGTTCTGTTCCAGCGAGCGGACAGCCTGAAAAACCTTTCCAGGGATGACGTCTTTCAGAGTATCTCCCTTGTTTGCCTCAAGCAGCACCATATCAAAGAATTCTTGCCAAGTTATATCAGACATAAGCCGTCCCCTTTCCAAATGAAAACACAAAAGAAGCCCTGGGCCTCACGAACCTCAGGGCTTCAAACCAAACCGGAATTAGGCGCCAGTGCCACCGCCCTGGGTAGTACCAACAGCCTCGGTCTTGTAAACCCGCTCTTTGGCTTTGGCCAGGTTCTTGATAAGTCCGTGGTCTTCCAACTGTTCAATCTTAATAGAACATTCGGCAATGTACCCAGACTTCTCACCGTCCATTCCGACCTCAGTCAAGTTCGGTTCGTACTTCAAGTCACGATTGCGCAGGTAGACATACTTAACGTGAGCCATATCCAGCACAAACGCATAGGAGTCAAACCCATAGACCGGGGAAGCTGTATCCAGGCCGGAGGAAGTACTCTGACTAAACAGCGGGCAGGTCTTGAATACCAGCGTTCCGAATGGAGTAGTCAGACGAGATACCGTCATACCATACTCTTTCGTGCTCGGTTCCCAACGCCACGTTGAACCTTCTGACTGACGGATGATTTTCTGAATGGTCAACAGGGCCAAATCCCCGCAGAACACCATTTTTTCAGACGAGCCATACTTGAAGAGGTCTTTCATCCAGCTTTCCAAGTCATCATAGCTTACACCATCCGTTTTAGCAGAGGCATCGAAGATATTTTCAGCAGGGAGCTGGTCCAGAATACCACCCATAAAGCGTCTCGGTTTTCCGTTGAACGTATCCTGGAATCTCTTACCAAACCAGAACGAGCGTTCAATATCAATGGAGATGTATTCCAGTGCCTCACGTTTGGCTTCTTTCAAGGCATCCCCAGTTCTCAGCTCCGTTTCCTTAGCCGTGCCGGTCATTTCCAGCGTGCGACGGAAGATTTGAGTATAATTGTACCGTTTGAACGGGTCATAGGCCTGTCCGGTCGGCGGCAGGGAGCCTTCTTCAAAAGCAGTGCCGATGACCAGGAGCTGGTTCTTATCCCCAATGTTGACGGCGGTTGAGCCTGCAACTCCACGGGTCAGAGTCAAAGCCGTATCCGATGTCGGGTCAGCTTCAACCTGGAGGATTTCCTTGGTGGCCTCGTTGTACAACAGCGTGCCCTTGACAACAACCTTAGCATCCTTAACAACGGTAACAGCCTTGGTACTCGTCGAGGCAACTGCACCATTTACCTGGAGGCGACGCGCGTCGAGGCGTTTTTCAAACCAGTTAAATTCCGGGTCAGTTACAGATTCTTTCTTCATCTTAGAGGTCAGCGCAAAAAGCGGAAACTCTCCATTCGGATACTGGAGGAGGATGCCCTCACGCCAGTCCTTAGGACGAACTTCAGCAGGACTGAAATTCTCCGTAGTTCTTAAGCCAGTAATAGCCATTTTTGGTTCTCCTTAGTAAAGTTAATAATCAGAATTCAAAACATCCAAAATTGCATCTGTGGAATTCGGGTCTGGGGTTGGGGCCTTCGCTGGGGCTGGACTCGCCGGGGTCAAAGCAGGTGGATTCTTCGCAGGGGTGGGAACAAAACCAGCACTCTGGGCATATGCCGCAAGGAGCTGTTTGACCCGCTGACCGACGAGATTTTTCACCTGGGTATTCCAGACCTTGGCACCTGTTTCTTGAGCAACACCCTGGATGGTACTCCGGATGATGGGAGTAAGTTCAGGTTTGTTGAGCTCAGGGAAAGTCTTGAAAAAGTCCTCTCGGATAGTGTTTCTAGAAGAGGTTTCCTTTTCCCTGCGAGATACCAGATAGTCCACCGCACGTGGGATGGCCTGGAATTGTTCCTTTGTCCAGGAGCCCAAAGACTTCAGAATGTTGTTGTGAACAGTCATTGAAATCCCCGAGGCAAAAGCCTGTAAACACGCAATCCGTTCTTCCTCAGTTGCGTCTTGGCCAAATAAGCCAGCATAGAGCTTAGGAGAAATATTGTAGGTATAGTCCTGAGGTTTCCTCTCAGCAAATACCTTGGTGTCCTCGTCCTCCTCAGGTTCCCCTTTGTCGGGTTTCCCTTTCGGCTCTTTTTGACTCTGCAGGTTCTGCTGATTTTGCAGTATCTGCATCATCAAAGTTCTAAGCTCAGCATCAGACGGGGCAGGGCTGGCAGGGGTTCCATTGGAGGCTCCCTGCTGCTGTCCTGCCGCTCCCTCTTGGGTGGTACTCGTAGGTTCTACAGGAGAAGTAGCTGTAGAACTGGTTGAACCGCTTGAGTCAGGGGACTCAGAACCTGTAGAACCAGAGCTCTCCGAAGAGGTGTCTGATGCCGGGCTAGAGGGCTCGGAGTTTCCATCCCCCTGGGTTTCAGAGGGGTTTCCCTCAGAAGGAGGGGTGCCTTGAGGCGGGGTCTGGGATTCCGAACCGAACTCTAAGTCAAATGTTGCCAGGATGTCATCCACCGAGTTCCCAGCAGGAGCAGTGGCTTCCTGGTTTCCATTCTCTATTTCACTCATATTGCCTATTCCTTATCTTCCTCCAGGTGAGAGTTCTGGGTCTCAGCCTGGGCAATTAAACTCTCCACAAGGTCACGAACACTCAGAACCCCTTGTGTATAGTTTTGAATCTTGATAGCTCTCACACGACCTTCGTCCGTGGAAATATCTATACTAGAATATATATAAAGTTTATCCGAGACTGTCAACTCCAGAAGTTCCAGAAAAAGAGGAAATCTTTTGTCAGCCAGAAGTCCAACCAACATTTCCATCTCGGTTTTACTAAACGGCTGGGAACGCCCTTTGGCCAGGGAGAGAAGACTCCCCCTCAGCCGACGTCCACGCCACCAACTAAAAAGCTTGTGTAGCATTGGCGATATCTCCTACAGGGACGAGGTTACCTGCCTGCACTTGGGCAAGTACCTGGTCGTTTGGCATATGATTGAGGCGAAACTGGTCAATGTTCTCAGCTCCACCCAGCCGAGCAACAAACTCAAAAATCCTACCCACATCATATTGCTGGGCAAGAGCCTGATTTCCAGCCACAAAGGTTAGAGCCTGCTGCCAGATGTCAAACAGGGCAACCTTGTCAAGCGGCAGCGAGCCATCGTGAACTGGGAAGTAGAAATCCCCCACCACGGACTCAGGATTGATGCTCACTGGAGCCAAGGAGCCATCATCCCCAACCACCTGGATACAGAAATCCTCAGAGAGGAACTGTTGCAAGTTCAAGGACATCTGTTTTCCCAGCTGGGACACACTTGCCCCAGAGATGAACTGCGCGTGGGAAGCCAGACGGGAGGACGCGGCCTCAATGGTGGCGCGAATCTCGGTAGCTGTTTTGCGCCCGCCGGAATCCTGCTGTCCCCGCATATTATCAGTGATGGCGGAAATGTCATTAGCGATGCGCATAAGATTCTGCATATCCCCAACGTGGCCAGAGGTAACATCGCTCACCACAATCTGTTTGAAGTAGGTATTCAGGTCTACACCAAAAGCCCTAGGTTTCATCCGGATTAACTTCCCTGGTTTGTCGCTCTTAAGGTCTTTTTCCTCCACCATCGAGGGGTCGTAGATAAAGCTGTTATTTACAACACCCTTGACGTTGAAAATATGGGAGTTGAGGAACCAGGAGATAGAGTTCTGGAACGGAGCCAGATAGTCCGAAATACCGCAGTTCCCAAAGCCATTACCCAAGGCATAGGGCTCATTAACCACAACAGGATGCTGTTGGTGGTCAGGGGAGAAGAGTTCAAACCGGATGAACTGGGATTCATTAGCCAGGGTGACCAAAAACTTATAGGGCTTCTTCGGGTCAACCCCAGAGAGTTCCAGCCCAATCTCCTCCGGAATCAGCTCCACAGTGCCTTCATCTATCTGCACCCAAGGAGACCCCTGGTCAATGGCCGAGAAGTCGTATTGAAGATTCAGATCATTCCCGTTGGCCGCTAGGTTACGAAGTGAGGGGTTCCCTGAGCGGGGTGTGGACATCCCCTTGATGTGGTCAAGCCAGGCATAGGTTTCACCCGCCCGCTGGAGGGTGAACTTCCCGACGAAGCTCCGCCAGTAGACAAACTCTCCCTTTTGCGCGACATCCAGCATCGGCACTCTAGGGTCAGGGAAGAACATAAACGGGTCAATGTTCTCAACCTTGTTGCCCTGGTAGACCGTCCTCGCGGTGCGGGTTTTGAAGGGGTTGCCGGTGAGAGGGTCTTGGACAATAGTTGTCCGGGGCTGGGTTTCCGTAACAAAGGAGGTTTTCAAAATCCCGAGCCCATAGATTTCCCCGTTGTAAAGCCACTGGGTGAATTCCTTAACCAGGCGGCAGTGCTCCGCATTATACTGGAGAAGCTTTTCCATATTACGGGCGTTCTCCACGAAGTCTGCGTTGTAGGTTCCCACGGTGAAGATAGGTTTCCTTCCTAGGAACACCGTGGCCAGGTAGGTAACAATCGTCCGGATGGAGGAAAAAGAATAGGGCACAATGATATTTGCGTCCTGTTTCTTTACCCCTGCCAAGGACTTATCCTGACAGCTTTTCTTGTAGATGGAGTCCCATTCTTGAATCGGCACATAAGCCTGATATTCAAGTTCCCTCTGATTCCAACGCCCATAGAACTGGCTCATCTTCGAGTAGGACTCAGATATCTGAGCCCGGACTCGGGTGAGTAGCTTCTCATGGGTGTCACTCCCAGGGGAAATAAATTTTCTTTCAATCTCGTTCATAGTTTACATTCCCTGTTGATTTCCCATAGAGAGGGCCTGGAGGGCATTTTGAATAGAGGTCATCGCGGCAGCGTCAGCCTCGTTGGTGGGCTGGCCAAAGGAGGAGAGCATCTGGTTGAGCATCTCGCCCATCGCCAGCCGGGTTTCAGGGGAGAGCCCCTGGGGAACAGCCGCGGGCTGACCAGCCATCATTCCCTGGTCGCCGCCGAACGGGTCGATACCCTGAGCCACCAGCGCCTGGTCCTCGGGAGAGATGGCCTGAAGAGCGGACTGAATTGAGGCCGGGCCGGTTACAGGTTGGATTTGGTTATTGAGGCCCTGAAGGCCTTTCGCAGATACAGGCATAGCATTTCCTTTCACAGAGGGGTGATAGTCAAAGGGGAGAAGCCAAAAGTCCCAAGTTTCGAGTTAAATTTGAATCTTGGACTCTTGACTGGGAGGCCTAGAGCCCTCCACTTTCTCCCGCGTCATCTTTATAATAGGATTCCTCAAGCCCGCTGTCAACCGGAATGGATACAGCTGCCCGGGAGGCGTTCGCAAGGAGGTCAAAGCACATCGCCACTACATCCAGCTGGTCATCGTGGCCAGAGGGAAATTCTGCCATCTGGGACTCGTATTCCCCAAAAGCCTGGCGATGATGCACGAGGTGGGCGGAGTACCTGGGCTGAAGAGTTCCAAGAATCCTGGCCTTTTTCTCCGTAGAGTAGCGGATTTTCTCCAGCACAAAGAAATCCTCCCGTCTGGACATCTCCTCCTGGATGAGGGAAATAAGGCTCTCTTGATAGGCCACAGCCTCCACCCCACAGAGCAGGGGGACTTTCTCACTTTGGCCTTCAGGGGGCCGGGACCAGATGTCCCTCAGCCGGAAGAACTCCCTCACTGCCTCGCTAGGCTCCATCCCTCGGAAACCCTCCACCAGCTCTATTTGGAATCTCCCACCAGGATACACGCCCACAACCCCAAAGGCCGCCTGGTCAGCAGACCGCTTTTTGGAGATGGCTGGGTCGTGGCAGAGCGCACGGAAGAGTGGCCTTTCAAGAGGGGTTCTCTGGATGTCCGAGGGGCGGAGGGACATTGTGTCCTCACAGACCAGTTTGTTGAAGAGCTCCAGGTAGAATGTGCCCAACTCTCCTTGGCGGGAATACATCTCCTTTTTGAGGGCGATTTTCTCCTGGTTCATATACTTCGGGAAGACTGGCTCACCTTGGGCATCCAGCACGCCCATTACCACAGTAGTAAAGGTGGGGTCTTTCCCCAGATTTACCAGCAGGGCCTCATTGTGGAGCAGTGTGCCAGTGAGAAATATCATAGAATCGGTCTGGAGTTCCCCGAGGGCTGGCAGCACATCTCCCATAAACCAGGTGAGGGTCTTCTTTCTCTGCTCTGGTGTGGCTACGGACTCCTTGTTTTCCACGTCATCAAGGTGGATAATATCCGGCCTCCTCCCGTTGACGTTCCGTCCTCGGACTTGACCGCCCCGACCAGTGGCCTCCATAACAAAGCCGTTGGAAAGAATGAACGAATCCTCAGCCCAACGGCCATCTCCCTTGAGTTGACCAAACAGGGAAATTAGTTTATTATTATACTCAAACTCATTCCGACAGTTGAGAAGCTGAGTGCTTGCGTGAGTGGCGGTCTCACCAATTTTCAGCACGAAATCACGTTCCTTATAGCACCCCATAAACACGTGAGCCCCATTGCCAAGGGTGGTCTTGCCAATGCCACGAGGCATCATTATCTCCAGGTTTCTGGCCACCCTCAGCCCCAGAGTGCCGTCCTCTTTCCAGAAGAACAGTGGAGTTCCCTTCTCGGAGTCATTCCAGGGGTCTCGTTTCGCCACGAAGTTCTGGATAATCTTATCCACCTCGCCGTATTTGGGCAGGAAATCTGTCCGCCGGAGGAGGAGGGCTAGATACCCTCGGTGCATCCAGGTGAGGGGTTCATAGAACCAGTGGGATAGGATAGTAGTGAGGAACTTAGGAGGGTCAAGATAGAGCTCTCTTCTCAAATCCCGCTTGGCTTTTTCATCAAGTTGTGTGGACATCCTTTTCTCCTATATCTGAAAATTCTCGCCAAACCAGTGATAGGTGTAGAAAACCTCCGGGTCTGTGGCCTCCCGAAGTGCCTGGATTTCGTGCTTGGGAGGGTAGATGAGGTTCTTGCACACCTGGACGCAGATGATATCCAGGTCCGGGTAAAGTACCCTGAGCAGGGGTTTGTAAAGCTGACCCATCTGGAGCCAGGCATCCTGGGTTTGGGTTCTTTTGACCTCCAGGAGCCAAAGCTTTGTCTGGGCGAGGACGAGGAGGTCTACCTGGGCATAGTGCCAACCGGTGGCATCCTTGAAGTGTATCCAGCGGTTGTAGACCAGGGACTCTGGGGATACCAGCCGGCCTAGAGCCCGGGCCACCGAGCGCTCGAAGGTTTTCCCCTTGGCGAAGGAGCCCTTGAGCCGGGAGGAGTCCTTGGCAAACGGGCTGTCCGACCAGGAGCAAAGCTCAAGTCCTCTCACCCGGTGGATTTCTCTAGGCCTGTGAACCATCTTTCACCTCCAGCTTGTCAAATGAGGGAACCACCTCGACATCCCCTCGGTTAGCGGCC